ATGCTTCACACCCGTGACTTGAGCGGCACCGTCGAAGTCGATGGACTGCAATATGACTGGACCGTCCAACGTGAACCGCAATGGTGCACGGCTGACGGATGGCGGGGTATGACGATCGTCCTCCGCCTCAGGGATGCGCAGCGCGAGGCGGTGTTGGAATTTCCGATGCCACCCGCGCGCCGTTCGAAACTGCAACCCCAGCTACGTCGCCCCCAGGTTAATCAGCGCATCGTCGAGAATGGAGTTCGCGCTGCGCTAGGGGCCGGCTGGGATCCGACCTCTCGGGGAAAGCCATTTACCTTCGAGGTTGATGCCAACGGCTCCTAATATGTCGAAACGATCATTGCGTGGTCCACCATTCGATCAGGGTCGGCGCCTCATCCTCCAGCTCCTGCAGGCGCTCGTACCAAGGCGCGACGTCGGACGCCCGATCCAGCCCCTCCATCGCGAGGCGCGCCGCGATCCAACGGTGGCGCAGCGCCTCGAGCTCGTTCCAGATTCGGGCGATCGCACCGCTGGGCCGGTAATCGCGCTGCCAGACATTGACCCGTCCGGTCTCCGTCGAGGCACATTGCAACGAGCCGATTTCGTCGGCGATCAGGCGGTCGATCGCGGGCCGCTCGCTCGACAGGCTCCGCAACCGTTCAGCAAGGGGCAGAAGCGCCCGGATCGCCGCTGCCAAGGTCGCTACGGCAGGATCCGACGTCCAGCAGTCGGCCGCGAGCAGCCGTTCGCTCTCCGGGTGTACGGACGGTGACGGCGACCGAAGAGTAGCGACGTGCACCCCGTTCTCCTGCGTCGGGAATTGACGATGCAGCAAATATGGGACACATTGTCCAACTCTTCAAGATTGTGGATGTCGTGCGCGAACGCGACAATGCGTCGCGATCGGACGATCTGGCCAATAGCCTGCTCTAATCCTTGGCAGCGCCAGGCCGGGTCGCACGCCATTGCTGGATCATGTGCGGGCCCGGTACGTCCGGATACGGCCCCTTGCCGGCGACCCGTCGGCCGGTGACGAGGAATTCCACCGATACTCCCGTGATCAGCGCGAATTGTTCGATGAGCGCATGGGGCATAGGCGTGCGCGATTCGTATTTGCGATAGCGCTCTGCCGGCACGCCGAGCAGCGTCGCCATCTGCCCGGATGTCAGCCCCTTGAGCTGACGCAGCGCCTTGACGCGGGCGATGTACAGTGCGTCGAACTCCTGCGGTGTGATCGGCATCGTCATGGACAAATTGTACCATTATTTCCGACGAAGGCAATTGCCGCGACAACTTGCCATGTTGGACAATATGTCCAACTATCATGGGATGAGCTTCACTTCGTCCACGCAGCGAGCGAAATCAGCGACGCCGGGCGACCAAGCGAAATGCGCCGCCTGCGGTCGCGCGATCTGCGATCATCCGGACGCGATCTATGCCGGCTTTGCCCCGTCCATGGAGAAGCGCGGACGATCAAGGCCAGCGACGCTCGGGCCGGGCGATAGCCCCTCTGCTGCGCGGTCGAACTATTTCCCTCAGGAGAACGATGAATGACAGAGCGAAATGCCGCGCTTGCGCGCGTGTCGGGTCAGTGCGCGAGCGGCAAGGCGACCGAGCGATTGGATGCGGTTCGAGCGAGCGCAGCGCGGCGGCTGGCAGCATTACCGACACGCAGCGATCGCCCCGACGCCACCGAACGGCTCACCGCTGCACTGCGGCGCCGGGAGGAATCGGAACAGCGACGCGAAGAAATGATCGCGCGCTGGCAGCACAAGAATGACGGCACGCCCGAGACACACGAGAAGATCAATGCCCTGCCCGACCGCCGGCGTCAGTCGCCGCTGCTGCGGATGGAGCGGCTCGGCAAGATCAGCGCGGACGAGCGCGCCGCGGCCGAGGAGATTGCCGGTGTCATCGAGCGTATCGGCCGCAGCGGCGCGATCCGCTCGGTCTCGCTGGAGACGCGTGTCGACTATGCCGGATCGGCGCGCGACCAGTTGGTCGAATCGCTCGCCCGGGTGCGGCTCGAGGTCGCGTACGGGGCTTGGCGGGAGGCGATACCGGAGCCCCGGGCGATGGTGCTCGACATGATCACGACCAACCAGTCCTTCGTGGATCAGGCGCGCAAGCATGGTCTGCAATGGCGGACGGCTCGGCGCCGGCTGATCACCGCGCTCAGGCTGTGGCCCGAGATGATCGGCAAGGCACGGCGTGACGTGGAGCGGGAGGACGTCGAGGCGTTGTACGCCCGGCTCGGCACGGGTGAATTGCGGTCGGTTGCATCGCGCCGGGATCGTAGCGGATGAGGTCGCACGGGAAGCGGTCGCTCGCTTCCCGACGGGCCAGCCTTGCCTCGGTACAAAAAAAAGAACATAACGAGAATATTTCTTGACTGCCACGAAAATACGTGTATACAGCCATCATCCGATTTTGCGTCTGACCGAAAGCGCGGCGCACGGTTCTTCTTCACGATAAATCGCCGGTCCCTGGAGCCCCGCATGGCGCGCCATGCAGCGTCAGCCGCGCTTCCTCCTTGTGCCGGGACGGCTTGGAGGGTGGATGGCAGCGAAGCGGGCACGATCGAAAATTGTGGCGCCGGTCCCGGCCGCGCCAAAAACGGGCCTGTTGGCCGAAAGCCCACGCAGCGCGCGGCGCGGGCGGATCGACATCGACGAGACGATGCGCGGCGATGTACGGCGGTTCGCCGAAATCGGCATTCCGCACACGATCATCGCGCGGATCGTGGGTATCAGCTTGTCGACGCTCAAGCGGCGGTGCCGCGCCGAACTGGACGCCGGCGTCGAGGTCGCCAATGCACGCATCGCGCTAACTCTGTTCGACACCGCGATGAGCGGAAACACGACAGCGATGCTGTGGTGGGAGAAGACCCGCGCCGGACGGCGCGAACTCGCCGGCGAAGCGGCCGGAGTCGGCGCACGACTGGGCAGCGGCAGCCTGGACGACGAGCAGAAGGCCGCCGAATTCCGCCAGCAGCTTGGCCTGACCAGCGAGACCAAGATGCTGGCCCAGGAACGTGCGTTCGAACAGGAACGCTATCAGATCCGTCACGCCGCGCTCGAGCGCGAAAAGGCGGAGATGGACCCCGACCACGACCCGGTGGCCTATGCCAAGGCAGTGGACGCGATTGCCCAGCTCGAGCGGCAGCATCAGGCGACGCTGACCGAGATCGATCGCAAGGCCGTTCTGGCGCGAAACCAGTTGCAACTGCAGGCGATCAATCAGATCGCCTCTTCCTGGGGCAGCGCGATCGGCAAGATGGTCACGCTGCAGCAAGGATTCGGCGCGACGGTCAAGAGCATGTGGCAGGGGGTGCAGCAGGCGATCGGTGACGCCGTCGCCAAGATCATCGAGAATTGGCTGGCAAAGGAAATCACCGCGCTCGCGGTCAAACTGGGCCTGATCAAGACGCAGAGCGCCAGCTCGATCGCGGCCGAGGCTGCCTCAGCCGGCGCCGGCGGTACCGCGTCGATGGCCGCCGCGCCGTTTCCGTTCAATCTGAGCGCGATAGGATTCGGCGAAGCTATGTCTGCCGCAGCGCTGTCGTACGGAACGATGGCCGCGCTGAACGTCGGTGCCTATGACCTTAGCAGCGACGGTATTGCCATGCTCCACAAAGGTGAGACGGTCATCCCGGCCGACCAGGCCGGTGGCTGGCGGAACGTGATGGGCTTGTTCGCATCGATGCCGAATTTCGGTGCACCATCACTTGGCTTCGGATCGGCCGCGAATAGCAACGCACCGGCCGCGGCGAACGACTCGCCTTCGGCGGGGGGCAGTTACCATTATCACGACCATAGCGCGCGCGGCTTGTCGGAAGCGCAGATCATCGCCAATCGCCATGCCTTCGCCAAAGCGATGAAGATGGCTCATCGCGAGGGTAAACTCGGCTTTTCGCTGCCGGGCTAGAGCGGCGTACGTTCCGCGTCCCGCTTCGCCTTTCTTTGCAAGCGATGGTCGCGACCGAGATCAGTCTCGATGTCGAGCGTTCCGTAACCTTCATGGCGACTGAGGGTGTGGTATTCGACCGCATATCCCGACTGCTTCCATTCGAACACTTTGCCCTGCCTGGCGATCGTATCGATCATGACCGATTCCGCCTCGACCTGGGTCGGCTTTCCGAATTTCGCGGTAAGTTGCTCGACGATGAGGTCGGCGTTTTCGTACCCCTGGGTCGCTGCATAGACACCGTTCAGCCGCCCATCGATGATCGATGTCACGACCAATTTTTCCTTGAGGATCGCGGGCAGCTGGGTCGACGTGAAGCGAATCGCGCCAGTTTCGGGCAGGACGCTTTCGGGCATCTGCTGGCACGTGACTGCCTGCCCGGTCTCGTAGGGAGCCGGCGAACCGTCAGGGTGCGGGTAGGTGAGAACCATGCGCTGGCATTCCGGAAGCGACACCGGCGCGCCGAGCTGCTGACCGAAGATGGAAGGCAACGGGCCGTCAGCGGCGCTCGCCGAATTCGCCAGGACCAACGCTACCAAGACCAGGGCCTGCTTCATCTCTACCTTCCCCTCCGAAGAATTTTATCGGACCGATTCGACCCGGTGCCATTTCCGACGCCCAAAGGAGTGCCATTTCCCGATGTGGGAAAGACGAGCTCAAGCCCCGAATTCACGTGATTCTTCCGCTCCACCGTGAGAGCGCGAAGCTAACGCCATGCGGCGGTACCTCAAGGGGTGCCGCAGCAGATGGATCGAAAATGGCGCAAATTGCACCGGCCCAGCGGATCGGCCTTGGGCGCGATCCAGCGGCCCGACGCCAAGGTCATGCCGCAAGCGTCAGCGCAGCTGCTCGGCGCGGAACGCGGCGATCTTTTGATCGGTCTGGTACTGGCTCAGGGCATAAACCGCCCAGATCGCCGCCGGCAGCCAGCCGACGAGGCAAATCTGAAGCGCGAGACAGATGAAGCCGGCGACCGGGCGGCCGATGGTGAAGAAGAGCAGGAACGGAAGGAAGATGGCAACGAGCAAGCGCATGTCGGTCTCCACGAGGGCGATTGTCGGTTTGCGATATTGCGACATTCCCGGCCGCAATAAGCTGGGAAAGTGCGATTAATCAGAGTGCCGGCCCCCGGACCGGAGGATAACGAGGGTGTTTTGCACCAGCAAGGGGGTGGCAGTCGGAGGCAGCCTTTCGAGGGCCTATGTGTGGTTTTGGAGTGCATCGTCGACCATCGCGAACTTGACGCTCGCATCAGCGCCCTACCCCGCTGCGTGGAAATCTCTGGCCCCGATTGGCCATCACGGCACATATCGATATGAAGCCTGCAGAATTGAATCCTCCTTCCCCGACTCAGGTTCAGGAGAAGCTTGGGCACTGAAACCATGCCGGAGGGAGCTGTGGCGAGCAGATGAGACGATAAAGGAGCCCGTGGCATTTTTCCCTCCGACAAACGAGGCCCTAAGCAATTCAATGCGGGAGGTGATCTCGCTAACAACGCGCATAAGCCTGCGGCTTCTGTCTAACCGGCCGTGAAAATTTAGCGAGAAAAGCGCAAGATGACGCAGGCGCAAGAGAATATGTCAGCGAAATCAGCGAACATATCGCCGCATTTTGTGCGCGGACTCGATAGTTTCCGCTTTATTGCCGCGACCGTTGTGGCAGCAGGGCACGGCGCCTGGATACCATTCAATAAACTGTTTGGCGAAACCCACCGGCCAATAAAACTCTTAGCGGGAATCTGGGATAGTGTACCAAATGGTATACTCGCTGTTAGTGTATTTTTCTTTATATCTGGATTTTGCATCCATTATCCGAATATTGGAAAATCAAATCTTCCGATCGGATCATTCTTAATTAAGAGATTTTTCCGTATCGGCATTCCTTTGTTAGTCATTATTGCCGCCGCTCATGCATCTGGACCACAATATGTCGGAGCACTCGATTCCGTGCTTTGGAGCGTCTATTGCGAATTGGCGTATTACGCACTCTATCCATTCTTATTCCCAATGCTGCGCGGCCGCCTCCAATATGCGTCGGCGCTGTCAGGATGCATCAGCATCACCTTGCTGGTCGCCTATCCCCAGACAGCCAGACCCATGAATTTCGGAGCCTTTACGTTCCTTTTTTGCGCGCCAATGTGGTTACTGGGCGCGGTTCTCGCAGAACGTTATCGCTCAGGTGCGATTTTCACTGAACGGCTGCCTTCCGTCTGGCTGCTCCGCTCCACCCTACCTATTTGCGCTGTTTTGAGCATCTTTCTGTTCTATCACGCGCCCATTCAGGTTCCGCTGACCTGGTCGGTCGTTGCGTTCGTGCCTATCGGCTACATCTGGCTCAAAAAAGAACTACAGCGCCTTACTAGCCACCGAACAACAGGCATCCTTGAGCACTTTGGTAAAGCAAGTTACTCAATGTATCTTGTGCATCGATTTCCACTTACTTTTTTTTCTACACATTTGATATTTAAATCACCCTTTGCAGTATACAGCCTTCAAGCAGCAGCAATAGCGATATCTACATACGGCTTCTTTAAATTGATTGAAGAACCGTCGCATTCTCTGGCTAAACGGCTAGGTCGCACATGGGATAGCGCGTTAATTGGGGGAGTTGCACGCGCCCAAGAGCGCCACCTTCCTTGAGGTAATTCGTGATTGCCGCTCCTCGGGCGGCGGCAACCTTCTAGCACCGCAGCGCTCTCTGCCCGCCGAGGGCTGCGCAGCGTTTTCTGGTCACCCCTCGACCGCGAAAACGCCTGCGGGCTTAAACGCGCCCCTCGATGCTGACGCTGCATGCCTGCAAGGCTTGCGCCTTCATTCGTCACCGGCCCTTCCTGGAGACTAGCTTTGACCATCGGTTTCGACTTTTCGTCCGGAGCGATGCCTCCGGCCGCATCTTTATTGCGTGGCAGCAATGGTGCCAGAACTAATAGCAGCGGCATCACTATCTGGGAGACAAATGACGTCCCGCGGTTTGACTACGACCCGATTACTCACACCCCAATGGGTATCTTGATCGAGCCGACTGCCACGAACAATATCTTGCGATCTGAGGATTTTGATATCGGCTGGACAGTGTCTGGCGCTTCCATCACCGCAAACTATGGGAACGCTCCGAGCGGAGTCAATAAGGCTGATCGACTTGTGACCGACGCGACAAATGCGGGACATTTAATTTCGCAGGTCAGAACTATTACTGGTCAGATTGCTGTCTCCGTCTTCGCGAAATCAATCACGGCTCGTTACATCTATTTTTTAGCACTTGGCCGGTCTCCGACGGACGGCCCAACCCAATCATTGTGGTTCTTCGACTTGGTTGCCGGAACTGTAGTCGTTGGTTCCGGGGGCGCAACTCAAGCAACGATTGAGCCGGCCGGTAGCGGCTTCCTTCGAATATCACTCACCTGCAACTCCGTCTCGGCGGCTAATGAATTTCGATTGGGGGTCAGTAACAACCTCAATCAGCAGGTGTTTCTCGGTAACGGTACAGACGACGTACTGATCTGGGGCGCACAACAGGAATTCGGTACCCGCGCGACCTCACCAATCCCAACCACGACCACCGCCGCCACCCGCGCCGCCGACATCCTCACCCTCAACTGGGGCCTGCTCGGCGTCGGCGACGGCACGATCACGGTGCGCTATACGTTCGACGACAACAGCACCCAGGACGTCGCCACGACGATCGCCGGCGGTACATCGGTCGTGCCGACCAACCTCAACCGGCCGCGCATCAGGTCGGCGATCGGGCTTGGCGTCACCGTCCCCGACACGCTCAACAACCCGGCGATCTTCCCTATCCTGCCGGGACAGGCGTTCCCCGTCACCAAGACACCCGTCTGGTCGACACAGATCGCCGCCGCCGGCTCGGGCCGCGAGCGGCGGCGCAAGCAATGGTCGTATCCCAAGTGGCGCTTCAAGATCACGCATGAGGTGCTGCGCGATACGGCGAGCTTTCCCGAACTTCAGCGGCTGTGGGCATTCTTCAACGCCAAAGCCGGTCAGTTCGGCGAATTCTCCTATTTCGACGCCGCGGACAGCAATGTCGCGAACCAGGTCTTCGGCACCGGCGACGGCATCGCCACGACGTTCCAGCTCATGCGGACGATCAGCGCCGGCGCGATGACATTCAGCGAGCCGGTGCGATCGGTCGCAGGCCTGCCGGCGATCAAGATCAATGGCGTCGCGACCAACGCCTTCGCGCTCGGCGCGAATGGGCTGATCACCTTCGCCAGTCCGCCCGCCGCCGGTGCCGCGCTGAGCTGGAGCGGGCAATTCATGTTCCTGGTCCGCTTCGAGCAGGACGAATTGGAGGCCGAGCAGATGATGCAGTCTTTGTGGTCGCAGGACGGCCTCACGCTGGTCACGGTGAAGAAATGAAGGCGGCCTCCCCCGCGCTCGTGACACTGCTCAATTCGGGCAGCGATTTTCAGATGGCAGACCTGTGGACGATCACGCTGCGCGGCGGCGCCGTCGTTCGATGGTCGGGTGCCGACGTTCCGATCGTGGCGGGTGGGAACACGTTCGCGCTCGGACCGGTGATCGACCGCCAGGATATCGGCGAGAAGATCGGGCTAGACGTCACCACGACCGACATGACGATCATCGCCGGCCCCGACGACCTGATCAACGGGACGCCGATCATCCCGTTCATCCGCGGGCACGGGCTGGACGGCGCCAGCGTGAAGCTCGAGCGCGCCTTCCTGACCGACTGGTCGCTGCCGGTGGTCGGCACGGTGCTCCGCTTCTCCGGGAGAGTGACCGCGGTCAGCGCGATCGCGGGCAGCAGCGCGACGGTCACGGTGTCGTCCTGGACGGTGCTGCTCAACGTCAACATGCCCGCCAATCTGTATCAGGCAGCATGCCTGCACGCGGTCTACGATGCCGGATGCGCGCTCGACCCGGCGGCGTTCGCGGTAACCGGCACGGTGACGGGAATGCCGACGCAGGCCGCGTTCGATTCCGGACTGACGCCGGTAGCGAACGACTTCGCCCAAGGGCGGGTCGTGTTCACGTCGGGCACGAATGCGGGGCTGACGGCAACGGTCAAGGCGAATGACGGGGCAGGCAATTTCGAGCTGGTCGCGCCCCTGCCCAACGCGCCGGCGGCGGGGGATTCGTTCATCGCTTATCCCGGCTGCGACCTGACGCAGGGCCGATGCAGCGCGCGGTTCAACAATCTCGCCCGGTTCAAGGCGACGCCGTTCGTGCCGGTGCCGGAGACCGCATTCGGATGACCCGTCAAGACGTGGTGCGCGAGGCACTGAGCTGGGAAGGCACGCCCTATCACCATCGCGCGCGGCTGCGCGGGGTCGGCGTCGACTGCGCGATGCTGCCAGCAGCGGTGTACGAGGCGGTCGGACTGATCCCGCACGTCGAGCCCGAGTACAGCCCGCAATGGATGCTTCATCGCGACGAGGAACGCTTTCTGTCCTGGGTAACGCGGTTCGCGCGCGAGATCCCGAGGACCGAGACGGGTCCAGGCGACCTCGCGATCTGGAAGTTCGGGCGCTGCTACGCGCACGCGGCGATCGTCATCGATCTGCCCGAGGTGCTCCACGCGGTGGTCCGCGGGCGGGCAGTGCTGCGTGCCAATGCCGACCGCGACGAGGATCTGCGCTCGCGTCCGGTCAAGTTCTTCACTCTGTTCGAAGGTGTCTGATGGGCGGAAAATCGACCTCTACGTCATCGCCGAAGATCAACCAGCTGCAGGTGCAATCGTCGACGCTCGGCCTGCCGCTGTCGCTGGGCTGGGGGCGCGGACGGATGAAATGCAACCTGGTCTGGTACAACGCCTTTACCGCGATCCCGCACACCACCAAGACAGGCGGCGGCAAGGGTCTGGGCGGCGGGTCCAAGAACACGACCTATACCTATACCGCCTCGATCATCATGGCGATCTGCGAGGGTGGAACGAGCGGGATCCAGGGCATCCGCACGATCTACAAGGATTCGTCGGTCCTGACATCGCTGTCGCAGGCCGGACTCAGCCTGGCGGGCGGCGCGCCGACCCAGCCGGTGTGGAGCTATCTGACCTCAAGATTCTCGAGCCAGGCGATCCCGTACAGCGGCATCGCTTATGTCTATGCCCAGGATTACGATCTGTCCGACAGCGCGACCCTGTCGAACCACAGTTTCGAGATCGACTTCGCGACCCAATTGGGCGGCGGCGTGTGCGATGCCGACCCCAAGGACGTCGTTACCGATTTCCTGACCAATCCGTCGTGCGGCGTGCCCGGCTGGACATCGGGGCTGATCGGCGACCTGTCCGACTATTCGCTCTATTGCCGCGCCAACAACCTGCTGCTCTCACCGGTGCTGGAATCGCAGTCGAGCGCGGCGTCGGTCCTGGAAGAGTGGCTGACCGCGACCAATTCGGCCGCCTTCTGGTCGGAAGGCCAGCTCAAGATCCGCCCCTATGGCGATGCTGCGGCGACCGGCAACGGCGTGACGTGGACGCCCGATCTGACGCCCGTCTATGACCTGACCGAGGACGATTTGCTGGCGGATGACGACGGCGCCACGGTGTCGCTCGAGATTGTCGACCAGTCGGACGCCTATAACATCGTCCAGTTCGAATTTCTCGACCGCGACAACCAATATAATGTCGGGATCGCGACGGCGCAGGATCTCGACAACATTGTCACCTACGGGCCGCGCAAGCAGGATCCGACCACGGTCCATTGCATCTGCAATGCCGCGATCGCGCGCCAGGCGGTGCAGCTCTACGGCCAGCGCGTTCTCTACACGCGCGAGAAATACAGCTTCAAATTGCCGTGGAATTTCGCGCTGCTCGAACCGACCGACTATGTCACGCTCAGCACGAGCAGCGATTCGCTCGATCTCGACCGCGTGCTGGTGCGGATCACCGAGATTTCCGAAGACGGAGACGGGATGCTCGCCGTCACCGCCGAAGGCGTGCCGGTGGGCGTCGCGTCGGCGCCGCTCTATTCGGCGCATACGAGCTCGGGCTATGTTCCCGATACCGAGATCGCGCCCGGCAGCGTGTCGCCCCCGTGGCTGTTCATCGCCCCCGCCAACCTATCCGGCCTCGATCCCGAGATATGGATCGCCGCCGCATCGACATCGGCCACCTGGGGAGGCGCTCAAGTCTGGATCAGCACCGACGGCACCGACTATTCGATGGTCGGCACGATCAACGGACCGGCACGCTATGGAACGCTCTCGTCGGCGCTCGCGGCCGGTTCCGACCCCGACACGACAGGCACCCTGGCAGTCGATCTCTCGACAAGCTTGGGCGAACTGGTCGGTGTGAGTTCGGCCGATCGCGACGCCGGCGCGTCGCTCAGCATCGTCGGCGACGAGGTCGTGTCGTACCAGACGGCCACCCTCACGTCGGCGAACCACTATAATCTCACCCAACTGCGCCGCGGTCAGCGCGGCACGACATCCGGCGCGCATGCCGGCGGCACCCCCTTCGCTCGGCTCGATGATGCGATCTTCAAGCTCGGTTACGATTCGAGCAATGTCGGCGACACGGTGTTCTTCAAGCTCGCCTCGTTCAATATCTATGGCCGTGCCACCGAAGACCTGTCGACGGTCACTGCCTACGCGCTGACGATCAGCGCCGCGCCGGGCCGACCCGCCTATCGCGACGTCAAATGGCAGCGCTCCTACTCGGCGCCGGCGACGCCGACCGGCGACAACCCCATTGATTGGTTCGACAACATTCCATCCGGCGGGGCGACGATCTGGCAATCGACCGCGCTCAAGACGTCGCAGGGCATTCTATATGGTGCCTGGTCGGCACCAAGCTCGATATCGGGGCTGATCTCGCGCGGCGATTATGACGGCGGCACGACCTATTATCTCGATAACACGGTCGCTTTCAACGGTGGGACCTATGTCGCGACCGTCGACAATTTCAGCGGCCACGCGCCGAGCGGAACCGCGCAGGCAAATGCGTGGTGGGACATTGTCGCCGCCCCAGGCGCTGCCGGTACCCCCGCGACACCGCCAAGCGCTTTCTCCGTGACCATCAATCTGACCAGCGGCGCCGGCATCAACCTGCGCTCGCTGGCCGATGCCGCGGGCTACACCGGCAATTCCGATGCCACCGTGACCTTCAACGTGCCGAACGGCGTGACTGTCCAAGGCCTCGCAAGCGGCGGCATAGGCATCGACACCGGGACATGGCCCACCGCCTCCCATACGATCGCGCTGACACTCGTGGTGCAGAGCGGCGGTGCCGTGTCGGGCGGCGGCGGCAATGGCGGGTCCTATGGTGGCGACGGCCTGAATGGCGGCGATGCCATCTATGTCCGCACCCCCATGAGCGGCGGCATCACGATCAACTCGGGTGGCATGGTGTACGCCGGTGGCGGTGGCGGCGGCTCGAAGCAGACCCTGGGCATCGGTAAGTTCGGCGGCGGCGGCGGCGGCGGCGGTTCGCCCAATGGCAACGGTGGCTTCGGCAACTCGGGATCGATTACCGACGGTGATTCGGGCGCTGACGCCTCGGGCGGCGGCGGTGCCGCGGGCGGGAGCCCCGGCGGCGGCGCCGGCGGGGGATATGGGGTAGCCGGCAGCAACGCCTCCGACGGCACGCCAGGCGGCGCACCAGGCTTTGCGGTGCGCAAGAACGGCTATTCGGTCACCGTGACCAACAACGGAACCATGATCGGCACCGCGGCCTGACGCTGCAGCCCCTCATATCGGAGAATTGCATGAAGCTTCTCGGCATTGCCGCCGCGACGCGCGAATTGCGCTGGCCGCTCGGCTCCCCCTATCGGCTGCGGCTGAGGATCGCGGATGCAAGCGGCGCCTGGCAGGCTCTCGACGCGCGCGACTTCTCGCTCAGCCTCTATCGTTCGGGCGACACGCTGAGCGTCGCCGGCATCGTGGGCAGCGACGACACGGGCCCCTATTGCCAATTCTATCTGGACGAAACGGTCAACGCCGCGCTGGTTGGCGCGCGCTCTCCCGCCTGGGAAATCGCCGAGTTGTTCACCGACGGCAAGACGCCGTTGCTGTCGGGGGCCGTTTATGTCGCCGACGCGGCACCCGCCGGCGCGGAGGGCGACAATCCTTCGGCTGCCTATGACGACCTGACCTGGTCGCCCGAACGCGATACGGTGATCGTGACCGAAAATGGCGGCCGCGGCACGCCCGGCCGCGACGCCTTCGACTACGTGCTAAACTTCACGCTGCCGACCAGCGCTTATCTTCCGGCGTTGACCGCGATGACGATCGATCTGGGCGTGACGCCGATCGGTAGCGGCACCGTCGCCTATGCGGCATCCACGGCAGCAGCCCCCGCCGACTTCACGCCAACGTCGCTGCCAGCCGCGCTGGAGGCCGGATCATGGCTCCGCGTGACGACCGACGACGTTGTCGGCTTCCTCGCCGTTCATCTGCGCAAGACCGATTGATGCTGATCGCCTCGTCACCCTTCCTGCCCCAACCGCGCTTCGACTTTTCAAGCGGAACGCTCGATGGTGCGACGCTGAGCCGGTCCTCTTCGGGAACACGGTTCGACGATAGCGGCATGCTGATCGCAATGCCGGCCGACGCCGCCCGGTTCGACCACGATCCGGTCACGCGCGCGCTGCGCGGGCTGCTCGTCGAACCGCGCGCGACCAACGAGGTCTGGTATAGCCAGGACATCAGCCGGAATACGATCGACCCGCCCGACACCGCGCATTTCCAGTTCGTGCGCTCCAATTTGATCGCCATCAACGAACGGACATTGGTCGAATTTGATGACGGCAGTGGCAACATACCCAGCCTCCAGACCCTCCACGCGACAGCGGCGGGCACGGTGATGACGATGAGTGTCGTAGCGACTGCCTATCGGCCGGCGGGCAGCGGCAAGCGTTTCCTGCAGTTCCGCGAGCAGCGTTTCTCGGTCTACAAATTCCCGCCGGCGCCGATATGCGCCTGGGACATCGAGGCCGGCACCGTCGCGTACAGCAACGAGCATACCGCCGCTTCGGCCGCGATAGAGCAGATAGGCGATGTATCGTGGCGATGTTCGGTGTCGCTCAACATCACTGCCGATCAGCCCTTTCCGAACGCGCATTACAATCTCTACATCGTGCGCGACGCCGCCGCGACACCCGCCTGGTCAACCGACGGGATCAGCGGCGTGCAGGTCACGCACCTGCAGCTCGAGCAGGGGGCAAGGGCACCCGTCACATCGATTATGCCGACCAGTGGTGCGCCGGTGACGCGCGATGCCGACCTGCTCGTACTGCCCTGGGCTCGACGCGGCGTTCCCGATGGCCCGATCACGGCGCGGTTCGTCTTCGACGACGGAAGCTCGCAGGATCGTACGATGATCGTTGCCGGCGGCGTTGCCGCCGTTCCCACCGATCTCGCCCGCACGCGACTTCGTGCGGTCAGCGCGATCAGCTGATCCTTCCCTTTTATTCCGAGCAGCACCCCATGCCCCATCCCAGCAAGCAGGCCCCCCCTTGGATCGCCTGGCTCCCGGTCGTCGCCACGGTCTTCCTGATTGGGGGTTTTCTGATGTCGACCGGGGGCAAGCTCAACGAACTCGCCGACCACGAACGCCGCCTGACTGCGTTGGAAACCAAGCGCGACGCGGATGCCGACAAGCTCGACAAGATCAACGAGCGGACCGCGCGGATCGAGGCCAAGCTCGAGGTCCTGGTGCCCAACGGCAGCGCACAGGAGCCGGCGAAATGATGGAGGGCGCCGGTATCCTGCTGATCGCAATGGCGATCGGGCTGATGCTGATCTCGCCGTTCCATCTCACGGTGACGCGATTGCGGAGCGCCCTGACCGACCTGCCGCAACGTGGGCCGGGCAGCGGCGATGCCGCGATCTGGAGCCGGGAAGGACCGGAACGGCATATGCGGTCGCCGAGCCCCGCGCCGATCAGACCCCGCCCCGCTTTTCCCGACCAACCTTAAGCGGCTCTGCGCCGCCAACCTCCCGGAGATTTGCATGCCCTTATCACAGTGGCGTGAGGCCTTGCGCATACGCCTGATCGACGACTGGCACCGCTCGTGGCGTTTCTGGTCGATGCGCCTCAGCTTGATCGGCGCGCTGTTCTCCACAGCGAGCGTTGCTTTCCCCTCGGCGATGCTCGCGGCTTGGAACACCCTCCCCCCCGATCTGCGTGCGCTGATCCCGGCACACATCGCGCAGGCCATCGCCGCAGCTCTGTTCGTCGCCACTATGGCGGCGCGCCTCTTCAGGCAGCGGGGGGGCGCGCATAATGGCTGAAACCAGCAAGATCGCTGTGGGAGGCGGGCTGGCGGCAGCCACGTCGCTGGCGCTGGTCATGGCGATCGGAGCGCTGATGCACGACGAAGGACTGCGCACCGTCGATTATCGTGACATCGCGGGCGTCCCGACCTCCTGTTATGGTCATACCGGTGTCGACGTCGCCGTGGGCACACGACGCAACGCGGCGGAATGCCGCGCGCTCCTGAGCAGCGATGCACGCGTGCACCTGCAGGGGGTGATCGGCTGCGTTCCCGCCCTGAAGGATCGGCCGCCACAACTCGCCGCGGCGACGCGGCTCAGCTTCAACATCGGCGTCGCCGCGTTCTGCCGATCGACCGCCGTACGACGTTTCAACACGGGCGACTGGCGCGGCGGGTGCGACGCCTTCCTGGCGTGGGACAAGGTGCGGGTGAACGGCCGGCTGGCCGTCGTCCGCGGCCTGGCGGACCGGCGCGACCGCGAACGGGCGATGTGCCTGACCGGATTGCAGGAGTAGCGCTATGCCTTTCCTCATCACATTGGCGCTCGGTTGGAAATGGCCGGGCTGGGCCGCTCGGCTGTTCGGTTGGGCAATGCCGGTGCTGACCGCCGCCGCACTGTTTGGCGGCGCGATCGCGCTCATCTATCGGCACGGCGAGACGGCTGGCGGCGCGAAGGCGACGGCCAAGGCCGAAGCCGCGCATGCCCAGGCCGTGACCGAGGCACGAGACGACGAGCGCAAGGCAGCCGCGGTCGCCGATGCGATCGGTCACCGCGTCGCGATCGCCGACGACCAGACCACTGCGCTCGTCCGATCCAGAATCACGGAGATCCACGATGACCTTGCCTCTGCGCCCGGCACGCCTGTTACCGGCGATGCTGTTGCTTCCGTGTTCGACGCTGGTGGGGTGCGTACGTCCCTCAACACCCTCGTCGATGGCGCGAACCGAGCGGCCGATACTGCCGATGCTGAGCGATAA